AAGACCGCCAAGCAGAAGGCGAAAGAGCTTGAAGAGGCTCAGTCATTGGCAGAAGAGGCCCGAGCCAAAGAGAAAGGCGAGTTCAAAGAGCTGTACGAGCGGGAGCAAAAGGCAAAGTCTGAGCTTTCCGAGAAATACGAACAGTACGCCAAAAAGATTCAGGCAAAGGATGTTGAGCTATCGGCCAACTCCATTGCCCTTGAGCTGACCCGCGACACCAAGCGCGCAGATCTGCTAAAGAAGGAAATCAGCCAGTTCGCGCGCTACAGCGAGGACGGCGTTAAGTTTGAAATGGGCGGGGTTGAAGTTGACCGCGCCAAAGTGATTGCGCACATCACCGAGAGCTATCCGTTCTTGGTCGATGGCAATCAGTCAAGCGGGGGCGGGGCACCCGGCAGTAAATCAGGCGGCGGGGCCGCAGAAAAAGGCAATGTTGGTGGCTCTAAAGCAGAGCGCATCGCACACGCCGAAAAACTTTTGCAGCAAACCCCCTGACTTTAATGAGGTAACACTATGTCTCTGACTAACATGAAGGTCTTCAACGCACAGTTGCAGACCATGACCATTGAAACTCTGGCTCAGCAGGTTGAGAAATTCAACGCTGCGTCTGCCGGCGCTTTGGTGCTGACCACCCAAGGCTTCGAAGGCGATTATCGCTTCGAAAACTTCTTCGCCAGCCTGCATGCCGCGCAACGTCGTGTTGACCGATACGCCTCTAACGGTTCTGCCGCCGCCACTAACCTGGCTCAACTGCAAGAGATCGGCGTTAAGGTTGCCGGTGGTTTCGGCCCTATCGCGTGGGAGCCTTCGCAGCTATCGTGGGTGCAGGCTAACCCTGCCGCAGCCCTGGAAGCGATCAGCCGCAACCTGGCTGAAGCTATCATGAAAGACCAGCTGAATACCGCAATCGCTGCCGCTGTGGCCGCTATTGAGGCTCAAGGCTCGGCTAACGTGTATGACACTGGCACCGGACCGATCACCTACGCCGATATCAACCTGGCGCACGCCAAGTTCGGTGACAGTTCTAGCCTGCTGGTTGCCGATATCATGGATGGCACTCAGTACCACTCGCTGGTTGGCCAGAACCTGACCAACACCGCGCAGCTGTTCAATTACCAGGGCGTCTTGGTTGTTGAGATGCTCGGCAAGCGCGTAGTTGTTACTGATGCTCCGGCCCTGCGTGAAACCGGCACTGGTGCCGACGTTAAGGTGCTGTCGCTTGTTAGCGGTGGCGCTACCGTGTATGACGGCTCCGACCTGATTACCAACATCGAAACCAGCAACGGTTTGCAGCGCATCAGCACCACCATGCAGGCAGACTACGCCTTTGGTATCGCGCTGAAGGGCTTCCAGTGGGATGTTGCTGCTGGCGGCAAGTCGCCTACCGATGTTGAGCTTGCCCTTGGGAGCAATTGGGATAAGGTGGCGACAAGCCATAAGCACACTGCCGGCGTTCTGACTCTCGGCAACATCTGAGTCTAAGCGGTTATAATTTGGGGCCTTCGTGGCCCCATTTTTTTAGGTGAATTTTATGCAGACCGACACAGAGCTAGAGCGCGCCAAATACAGCGCGGTATGGAATAACCCACAATACGCAGTTTGCAGCCCTGGCTTGCGTCACTTGCCTGGGGCGCTGGAGTGGATGCAGCCAGAAGTCGGCTCAGAGTTCACCGACTGGGGTTCTGGCTCAGGACAGGCATCGGACAGTCTGTTTGCGCAAGGCTTCAAGGTCAGCATGGTGGACATTGCCGAAAACAGCTACAAGGGAGCCAATGCTATTCCGCTTACTGTGGCGTGCCTGTGGGAGCTTGCAGATAGCGTACTAGCGACTGATTACGGCATCTGCTGCGATGTGATGGAACACCTGCCGCCTGATCGGATCGATGAGGTGTTATCTGCAATCGCCAAGCGCACGAACAAGGCCGTGTACTTCCAGATCGCCCTATTCCACGATCACACCTTCACCGATAACGGCCCGCTGCATCTGTCTGTTTTTCCGATAGACTGGTGGAAGGCGAAACTGCTAGAGCATTTCAGTTCGGCAGAGTTCAAGACGATCCGAGTTAAACACCTTCTGGCGGTATGCAAACCATGAGCGAATTTAAAGACCTGATCCTAAAGCACAAGGGTAAGCGCATCTGCGTGATGGGCGGATCTGATAGCCTGGCGGATGATCTGGATAAGATCGAGGCAGACATTTACATCAGCACCAATGGACACGGCTGCGAGTACATTGCTGCCGATTACGTGCTGGCGATGGATGAGAATAACACGCGCCTTAACGTGCCGATGGACAAGCACATCCGTGGAATCACTGATGCGCCGATCATTTCCCCGCGCCACTTCGCTGACTATCAGCTCATGTCATGGCCGCAAGCGCCGCGCGATGTGCTTTCTGGCATGATTGCTGCATGGGTATCTTTCGTGATGGGCGCTAAGGTTGTTATCCTCGCCGGAATGGATGGCTACAGGCAGTCAGGGTACATCCACGAAGCGGCCAAGATCGCGCGCGACATTAACTGCCCAGTGCGCGTTATGTCGGCGGAGCTGGCAAAGACCTGGCCTATGTACGACGCCAAAGAGAAGTTCGGACGTTACAGCCCGCACAGCAGCATTAACGCATGGCTGGACGTTGACGAGTCGGTGACCATTGAAGTGGTCAAGCCAACAACGGTGCGCGGCGCGCTACGCCAAAAAGGGTTCCAGATGAGGGTTATGCGGCACGAAGTAGCGTCACTGCTAAAGCACAAGATGCTAAGAGAGGTTTGACATGGCTCTAAAGGAATATGGCGGGTTTGTAAACACCGCGCTCGCGTTCCGATCCCTGCTGACAAGTCTTGTTATGCCTCGAATTCGAGTCGATGTTGGCCAGACAGGGCTATTCGAGGGGCGAGAGTTTCGTCTTGTGCGCAAAATAAGCGTAACGGCAGGAACTCCGCTGGTCGTAAGGTTCACTAGCGCTGTGGACTTCATTCTTTCCGAGCAGGAGCTAAACACGACCGTCGGCGATATTGAGTTTTACGCGTGGCGCGACACACAGGGAACGGCTGGCGGTACTTTCTCCGGGGTTTATACGCCAATCGGCAAGAACATCAGCAGCGCTTATCGGCTCTACAGTGGTGTTCGGTATGCTACTCAAGTCGCGATTAATTACGGCGGTACGTTCACGCCGACCAATGCCGAGGCTTACGTTGATTACGACCGGGCAAAGACCAGCGGCGCAACAGCCCAGCAAACCAGCGTGTCAGGTGGTGATGACTCGGCGCGGTATCTTGCTGCTGGCACTTACTACCTAGTGTTTAACAGCCTTGACGCTACAAGCGTTGGCCGGTTTGCGCTAGCCTGGGAAGAGCGCCCCGCATAGAGGTAGGCCCGCCATGCGCGGGCTTTGTTTTGCCTGAATTATGATATAATTAAATTGCGACTAGGCCGGCCAGCCGAAAAGATGCTCATCACATCCTGTCGCAATTCCTTCGATGACCTCTTGATGGGAGCGTATCGTGAAAACCTGCACAAAATGCAATGCTGAAAAGCAGAAAACAGAATTCTATAATAAATCAAGTTCTAAAGATGGGCTCTGTACAGAGTGCAAATCATGCTCAGCAGCTAGAAGCCTAGAATACAGATCAAAAAACAAAGAAAAAGCATCAATTGCAAATAAGGATTATTACATTTCAAATAGAGAAAAAATTGCAGCCGTAGCAAAAGAGTATCGAATTAAAAATAAAGATAAGTTATCGGAGAGTCAGAGAAATTACAATTTTGTAAACTCAAGTAAAATATCAGCCAATAAAGGAGCAAAATATGCAGAAAGTAGCTCGCAAATTAAGGCTATGAATAGAGCATATTATGCAGCAAACAGAGACAAGATTGCAGAGCAAAAGAAAGAATACAGATCGGCCAACCAAGATAAAATAATTGCGCACAATCGTAACGCCAGAGCAAGAAGACGTGACGCGGATGGAAGGCATACAGCGCTAGAGGTTGCGTTAATTTTTTCATTGCAGCGCGGTCTTTGCGCAAGCTGCCATGCCGCCCTATTAAAGTCTGGGCCGAGGAGATACCACGTGGATCACATCATGCCGCTAGCGCTCGGCGGGTCAAATGACAAGGGAAATCTCCAGTGCCTTTGCCAGATATGCAACCTTAGTAAAAACTCCAAAGACCCTACTGTGTGGGCTAACGAAAACGGACGACTCCTGTAGTGGTGCTATCCTGTAAGATCGTGGCATAATTATTGCAACGATAGGGGGATTGTCATGCCGTTAGTAGTGGGGACAGATACATACGCAACAGATGCAGAGCTGTCATCTTATGCCTTGGCGAGAGGTATAGTCATCATTGGCGCGCCAGACATATTGTTGGTCACGGCTATGGATTATTTGGCAACCCTTGAGGATCGGTGGCAGGGCGAGCGCACTAGCTCAACGCAGCCTCTAGCATGGCCTCGAATCGGAGTTTACGTTTATGGCGCGTTACTTGCTAATGACGCTATTCCGCAGAGCCTGAAGGATGCGCAGTGCCGGCTTGCGCTGGATGCTGATTCAGGCACCGCATTGCAGCCGACTGTTGATGTTGGCGGTAAAGGCAGCGTTATCAGCGAGAAAGTTGACGTGGTAGAGGTGAAATACGCCGAGGGCTACAACAACTCGCAGCCGATATTCACCGCCGCAATGGGCCTGCTTAAGCCGCTTATGAAATCTGGCGGCGGGATTAACTTCGAGGTGCGCGCAAGTGTCTGACTTCTACGCCGGACTTCAGCAAACCGCATTACGCTTGCTGACTCAGTTCGGCAAACCAATGACGCTGAAAATTCAGACCGGCGCGACGTTCGATCCTGACACGCAGACAAACGTGCCGGCGTATACCGAATATTCAGTCCAAGGCATTATCGGCAACTATCAAGGCCGCGTCACCGAATCCGGCACGCTGGTGCAGACCGACGACAAGAAAATACTTGTGTCAGTCGGAACCTCACCAGAGCCAACTGCCGGCGCGCAGATCATCGACGGATCAACCGTGTACGTCGTGCAAGCGGTTAAGTCACTGAATCCTGCCGGCACTGCGTTGATCTATGAGTTGCAGGGGCGAAAATGAGTTTCGCCAGCGATGTGGCTAAGTTCGCCAAGCTGACCGGCGCAAGCATTGACGAAACTGGGCGCGCAATCGTTCTGGAGTTGTTTGGATCAGTTATCAAAGATACGCCGGTAGATACTGGTCATGCTCGCGGGAACTGGCAGACCTCTATCGGTTCTCCGGCCAGCGGCGAGATCGGCCGGCTAGGCGAGCAAGCGGCGCTGGCAGAAGTAAGCCAGCAGGCGGCCGCGTTCGGCGCTGGCAAGGTTATTTATCTCGCGAACAATTTGCCTTATATTTACCGTTTGGAGTTTCTTGGCTGGTCGAATCAGTCGCCTGACGGGATGGTTCGCAAGAACGTCGCGCGTATCCAGTCAATCGTAAAAAAGGCAGTCTCGGAGAATAAAGTCTAATGGCTATCATCGACGCTCGGGTTAAGTGTTCGAAGCGCTGGTTTTTCTGGCCTGTTTTCTATGTTGTATGGGCAGCCTATCGACTGCGAATGATTGACCTGACTCGCGCGGCAAGCATTACAGCGCGCGGCTTTCGCATGGAGATTAACCGATGAGCTTCAACAGCATCCCATCCGCACTAATCGCCCGCTACCGATCCGGCGCATTCTTCACTGATGCGATGACGGCATATCCGAACGCTGCGTTCACCAAGCCAACCGCTAGCATCGCCTGGGCGTCTGTATTCGTTATCCCGGCCACTAGTGCCCCGCTATCAATGCGAGACTCTGACGAAATGGCCGGCGTGTTTCAGATTGACCTGAATTACCCGGTCAATACAGGCGCAGGCGCAGCGCAGGCTAAGGCTGACGCAATCCGGGCACACTTCAAGCGCGGGACTGTTCTGTCTGGTGTAGAGGTCGGCACTGTTTCGTGCATCAACCTAGGGCCTGTTGACGGGTGGTTTCGGGTGGCTGTCAGTATCAACTATCGCAGCTTCGTCGCGACATAATTGGCACGTCTTTTGCCATAGCATTATCTATGCCATAATCCTCGTGCATATGCATGCACTAACTAGCGCTAGAGGATTACCATCATGGCAGACGCAGTAACTTTCGCGGGTACGCAAATCAGCATCTCAGCTGGCGTGCCCGTAACCTATGACGAGGCCGGCTTTGCTGCGCTTACCTATACCAGTGTCGGCGAAGTAGTCAGCGCCCCCGGCGATGGCGGAACCACCTTTGAGGATGTGTCCTACACAGTCCTTGCTCGGCGCGCCACCGTCCACTTGAAGGGCACCAGCGACCAGCCCGAGGAAACGATGGAGGTCGTGGTTGATCGGAATGACGCCGGCCAAGTTATGCTCAAGGCCGCCTTGCTTTCCGACAACCAATACGCCTTCAAGGTCGTTTACAACAACGGCGAAATCGACTACTTCCTGGCACTTATCACTGGCAACGCTGGCGAAGGCGGCGACTCCAATACCGTCCGCATGCGCACCGTGACTTTTCGCCGCGATTACCGCGACGTAGTATCGATTGCTGGCCCTGGCGTATCCACCGTGACGCTGACCTACACCGCTGGCGCCAACGGCTCGCTGATCGGTGCAACTCCGCAGATTATCCCGCTTGGCACTAACGGCACTGCCGTTGCCGCCGTTGCAGACGACCTGTACGAGTTCGTATCGTGGAGCGACACCAAGACGGACAACCCGCGCCAGGATATCGGCGTAATGGGTAACGTCACCGTGACCGCAACCTTCGCGCTCATCTAACCAAAAAGCCCCCGGCAATGGGGGCTGCTTATTGGAGCTACACGATGGACCTTAAAGGCTTGTCCCCGGCGCAGAGCGCCAAGATGGAATTGAAGCACCCGGCCACCTTCGAGCTGATCCCTGACGCCTATTTGATGGTGTTCGGCAGCGACTCGAAACAGTATCGCGCAGTAATGACCGAGGCGGCCCGCGAGCCTGCGGACAAAACGGCTGACATTGAAACCGTTTACGCAAAGGCTACTGAGCGACTGGCCAAGCTGATCGCAGAGATTCACGGCCTAAAAGAAGACGGCAAGGATATTTCTGACCCCGTAAAGCTGCTAACAAATTACCCTTGGATTCGTGATCAGGTTGACGTGTTCGTTATGCGGCGCGTCAATTTTTTGCAGAAAGCCTAGAGGCTGCGAAGTTATACGCGCGGCAACTGGGCTGGCTACACACTAAGCGGCCAAAAGCAAAGAACAGCAGAGGCAAGGAGCTAGGCGAGAATGCCCAGCTTCCACCACTGAAAGGCGCGCAGTATCTGGTAGAGATGCTGCTGGAGTGCGGCCTTAGCGATCTAGGATGGCGAGAGCTAGAGGCATGGCAAGCGCTGACAGGAACGCCGATTAACTCATGGGAAGCGCAAGCCATGATGGCCACAAGCAAGGCGTACTCATCGGCAGTTAGCGAATACACCGACAGCAGCGAGCGCGCACCGTACCAGCCGCTAGATTTTGACCGTGACAAAGTTGCAGACCAAATAAGGGGCGCATTGCGCAAGAGGCGTTAACGATGACCGAGATTGCATCACTACAAATCCGCGTTGATGCGCTTGAGGCTAAGGCTGCAACTGATGCACTGAATAAGATGGCGCCGGCTGCCGGGAAGGCTGAGAAATCAGTAGATAAGTTATCCACTGCGTCCAGGGAGTTCGGCAAAGTCATCGGAGGTCTTGCCGCCACTCTTGCTGGCGGCGCTTTCTTCCAGGCGGTTATCCGCAACACCACCGAATCAGAAAACGCGCTCGCCCAGCTTAACGCCACAATCAAATCTACTGGTGGCGCTGCCGGGCTGTCGTCTGATCAAGTTGTTGCGATGGCGCAAGGATTGCAAAAGGTAACCACCTTCGGGGATGACGCCATAATCTCTATGGCGTCTCAGCTTCTTACCTTCGACAAGATCGGGAAAGAATCAGTACCGCGAGCTACCGAGGCAATTTTAGATCTTGCGACCAAAATGGGCGGCGACCTTAAAGGCGCTGCCGTTCAGGTTGGTAAGGCGCTCAATGATCCGGTTCAGGGCTTGGCCGGATTAAGCAAAGCTGGCGTTCAGTTTACCGAGGCGCAAAAAGACGTAGTTAAATCGCTTGTTGAAACCGGTGATATTGCCGGTGCCCAATCGATGATTCTGCAAGAGCTTGAAAGCCAGATGGGCGGCTCGGCCCGAGCTGCTCGCGACACGTTCGGCGGCGCTGTGACTGCCCTACAGAATGCTTTTGGTGACTTGCTAGAGGGTAGTGGCGGCAATCTGAATGAAGCCAAGGCAGCAGTTGAGGGATTCACCGCAGCCCTAAGTGATCCGAGGGTTCAAGAGGCGTTCGGCACTATCGTTGCTGGAATCCTTAATACCACTTCAGCTGTCGCAAAAGCGCTGCCTGAGTTTTTCGCATTCACAAAATGGGCCTCCGAGGATCTTGCTGCTGCATTCGGCGGGGCGGCTATTGGCGACATAGTTAGGCTTGAGGATGAGCTGGCCGGGCTTGAGTCTCGGCTAACTAACGTCAAAGACGCATGGTCTACAAATCCGAAAGATGTGCTGGCGCTTGAAACGCAAATAGCAGCAACTCGCACAAAGATACAAATCACCAATGAGGCGGCAACCGTTGAGGCCGCTGCTGCTGCCGAGCGAGCAAAAGCACAAGCCGCTGCCGATAAGCTAGCAAAAGAAGCCGCAGCAGAGCGCGCCAAGCATAGCGCTGAACTAATATCAGACGCCGACAAGGCTAGAACAGCCAGTGATGCGCTCAAGGCTGCAAACAAGGCAGAGGCAGAAGCCAGAAAGGTCGCAGCTGCATCAGCTAGGGAAAAAGCGGCGGCGCTCAAGATTGAAAAGACAGCCACTGACGCACTGCTCAAGGCTCAGGCAGAAACCGTGCGACGCGCTGCGGAGGCGCAGGCACATAAAGACAGCCAGAAAACGCTACTCGGCAGCGTAGATCCAATGTCAGGCGAGCAGCAGCGGTTCGCCAAGGAAATGGACGACCTACGCACGCTGAATGCCGCAAAGCTGTTAGAGGATCAGCGATACCTAGAGCTAAAGAGCCAGGCAGAGGCCGAACACGATGTGCGCGTAGCGGCATTGCAGGAAGAGAATTTCCGCCGCCAGTCTGCCGGCAATGAACTGTTAATGGCCTCGCTGGACCAGCTGCAAGTCGGCGCAACAAATGCCCTAGTCGGCCTAGCCACCGGAGCACAAAATAGCGAGGAGGCCATTCAGCAGCTTGCAAGCTCAATCCTGAATGAAGCTGTAGGCGCCCTGGTTGAGATGGGTATCGCTCAAGTTAAAAACATGATCATGGGTCAGGCCATGCAGGCAACCACTACAGCCACAAGCGTTGCGGCAGCCGCTACGACTGCCGCCGCGTGGACTCCTGCCGCCGCCGCTGCATCCATCGCATCATTCGGTGGCGCAGCTGCTAGCGGCCTTGCTGGTATGGCTGCTGCAATCCCTGCGATGATCGGCCTGCTGTCGTTTGAAGGCGGCGGATTCACCGGCTCAGGCTCCCGCTCTGGTGGCATGGATGGCAAGGGCGGATTTATGGCAATGGTTCACCCTAATGAAACGATCATCGATCACACCAAAGGTCAATCAACTGGCGGCGCAGGCGTAACCGTCAATGTTATCGAGTCATCCGAGAAGGCCGGCCAGCAGGAAAAAACTACGAACGCAGATGGGTCGGAAGCCGTCAATGTATTTGTTGCGGATATTTTCGGCGACGGCCCGCGAGCTCGCGCGCTTCAAGGCGCATTCGGACTTAAAAGGAGCGGCAAATAATGCCAAGCTTTCCGTCACAGCTACCTCGCCCGCTACAGGGCGGATATGGCCTACAGCATGTATCGCCATTCATGCGCACAGAGATGCAGTCAGGGCGCGCACGTCAGCGGCGAACCTTCACCAGCGTTCCTAGCTCTGTCTCGGTGACGTGGTTTTTCACTTCGCCAGGCGAGTGCGCATTGTTCGAGGGCTGGTTTCGCGATACTGGCGGGGCCGGCGATGGCGCTAACTGGTTCACGATGAAGCTTCAAACGCCAATCGCAGACAGCGACTTCGACTGCCGTTTTTCCGGGATGTACCAAGGCCCTACGCTTGCGGCTTTCGACAAGTGGCAAGTCACGGCAACGCTAGAGATTCGTAATCGCCCACTTGTTGGTGAAGATGAAGCAATAATCATGCCTGGTGATATACTGCACGCAGATATTTTTGACCTTACAATGAACCGGGAGTGGCCCGCAGCATGACTACATACAACATAGATGAGCCGCTTGGGTCTACTAACGTATATGTTCGGTATGACAACAGCGAGAATCTAGACTATTTCGCCAACGGACCTGATGACGAATATCCTGACCGATTCGGCGTTATGCGCCAGTCGTTGCAGGGAATCCGCAACGCCTCGCAATATGTGATCCTTGGCCCATATGCTGCTGGCCTGCAATTCACCGCGCAGAATCAGGCGTTTAGCTACGACACCGGCTCGGGCGCGGAGTTCTACGCACCTGGCCCGTCTATCGTGCTGCCATATACAACTACCGGCGTCGGCGCGGCTGAGATTGCCAACTTTCGGAGCGTTGGTGATGCGGTACTGCGGTCTGATTTGGCGGGGGGGGGCGGAGCGGGGATTGTCGGCTTTGACTTTAGTATTGACTACCCGGCAGGGACTATCGGTGATGCGCTGCGCGGCGCAAGCACGCGATCCATCGAATCCTTCGGCTCGGTTGGCACGCCGGCCAACACTCTGGCAACTATGCAGGCGGCGATAAATTTCTGCGCAGCTAATGACTTATTGCTTTTGGGTGGGTCTCCCGAGTACACAGTCGACCTAAGCACCACCAGTATCACGATCCCTGACAACTTCCGCTGCGATCTTGGTAACGCCTGGATCAAGCGCGCAACTGGCAACGCCACCCCGCAAGATATGTGGGTAAACGCAGACACGGTGGCAGGCAATACTGGCTTGGATATCCGCAATGTTAGGTTTGACGGGCGGCGCACTGCTGATAGCCTGACAAATGCTACGGCTGCGCACCGCTTCTGCGGCCTGCGCCTTGTGAAGTGTGCCGGTTACCTTGAAAACGTGCGTGCCGACAATACCGTGAATGGCGAAATACAAGTCGAGGGTACTCGCGGCGGCATCATGCTTGATCAGTCCGTTGATATGCGGGCGTTCAAGCTGTACGCAGACGGGACAGCTGGTTCTGGAGTCTTCCCCTACCAAGGAAAGAATTACATTCTCGGCGTATGGACTAAGGACAATACCGGCAGTGGTTTCACTTCCTACGGCTGCGACGACAACGACTTCCACCATATCTACAGTGATGGCTCTGGTTCCTCTGGAGTGTCAGTTAATGGCGCCGGGATGCGCTGCTCATTTCTTGGCAGTAAAAACAGCCCTTTGAATTATGCGGGCGTGAATATCGGACATGATAGCGCAGGTAACCGAGCTGATTACTCCATTGTTGATAATGTAACCGCTGAAAGCGCGTTAGGCTGGGGCATTAACGTCACGGGGTCCACCGACGTCACTGGCCGTAATTGGCAAGCTTCTGGTTCTACGGTGCTTAACTTGAGGGTAACCACAAGCCCCGGTCTCCGTGTTAGCTACCGAGGGCGGGGATCGCTCGGTAGCGATGCGGCTATCTCCACGAATGGTGCAACGTGGATTAACTGCGATATTTCAGGCTCCGCTTTTAATGGGCTGTCAGCCGCCGTGGCAGGTAACCTTGTCGAGATGGGTGAGGGTTCGCAGATTACTAATTGCGGCAGCGGCGGTGGCACTACTGGCGCGGTAAACGCGGCAACAGGTACGACTATTGTTGTTCGAGGTCGAATTATCAACAATACTCGGTACGGCGTTATATCCGCCGGCAGTGCTACAGCTTTGGCAGATATCCGTGAGGCTACGGTAAGCGGAAACGCCGCAGGTAACTTCTTTTCCGGTAGTGGCGGAGTGCTTCTGCACGAGAAAGTGCGCACGTCTACTGATGCTATGTCAGGTAGTGTAACGGCGACTGCCGCCGCAACAACTGTAACTGTAAATAATGGTAACGCCCAATCAGTCCAGCGGGTGGCTGTTTGGCCGGGTAATGCGGCGGCTGTTGGTAAACAGCCGTTTATCAGCACAGTAAGCCCTGGGGTCAGCTTTACTTTCACGCTACCGAGCGCAGCGGCGGGGACCGAGGTTTACTACTGGGATATTCTGTGACAATCCTTAGTCAGGTATATGCAAGCGGCGGGGACTGCATAATCTCCACGCTTGAGCTTACTTGCCAGGCTTGGGTTGCGCCGGTTTTGATTTGCCAAGGATATGAGGATCAAACATGCACTACCGAGGATGAGCGAACGCTAACTTTCTTGGCCTCGGCTATCGATATCGCCCTGCCAAAGAAGGGCAACACCGCAGGCCAATCTCTGATGTTTGCGATTGATAATGTGACAGGAGAGGCGCAGGCAAAGATAGATCAGGCGCTTGAGGCTGAGCAGCGCATTACCATGATCTATCGGATGTATTTACAGTCAGACAAGTCTTTCCCGGCAGAAAATCCATATTTTATGACTGTACTAGGCGGGACAATGCAAGGTTCAGGTGTTCAAATAAATGCTGGGTTTTTCGATCTGATCAACACGAAATGGCCTCGAGAGCTTTACACGACTAAGTTCGCCCCAGCTTTGCGGTATTTATGAACTGGATTAATCACTATCTTGCTGCGACCTATGAAGATGGCGCACGAGGCCCGCATAAATATGACTGTTTCGGAGTCGTTCGCGAAGTATTGCATGAGCGATTCGGCTGGCCATTAATGCCTGAATTCGGATCGCTTAGGCACTCAGATCCAAAGAGCATGACGTTAGCACACCGGGAAACTGTTTCTAGTATGCGAATCTGCGAACCGGCAGACGGCGTGTTGGCTTGCGTGTTTCGCGGAGTCCTTATGATTCACGTCGCATGCGTCATAAGCATGGACAGTGGTCTTTTCGTGCTGGAAATAAACCCTAAACAGGGCGCAAGGTTATCCCGAGTTAGCGACTTCGAGCGCACGCACTTAAGAGTGGTTTATTACGATGGCCGTTAATGTCTACCCAAGCAAGCTGCCAGGAGGGCCGCTAGAAGAGCACGCAACCACCCAGCGCATGACGCTAGATAAGTGGCTGTCTGATAACGTCAAGAATTACGAAGTTCGCGAATCGCCGCCATTCAGCGCGCATATCAATGGCGAGCACATAAAGCCATGCTCATGGGTGACTGCTGAATTCATACCGTCAGACATTGTTGACATTTATGTCGAGGCCAAGGGCTGGGAGATTATCGCCTCAACAGGCGCGCTTATTGCCGGCGCAATGTTTGCCTTAAAGGCAATAATGCCTCGTGTGCAAATGCCGAAGGGCAACCAGGGCCAAGGACAAGGAAAGCGCCTTTCCGACTCAACAGTAAAGGGCAACAGCGTAAGCCTTAACAGCCCAATAGCTGAGCAGTTCGGCCTAGTGAAAAACTACCCCTCTTATCTGGCGCCGACGCATCGCTACTTTTCGGAGCCTCGCAAGCAGGTGCTTGAGCTGTTGCTATGCCAAGGTAAAGGCGAGTTC